CTATATCAGCAATTAATTTTTTAATATCAGTTGCTACTGTATCAATGCGTTTCTGCCCAGTTGTTTCCAATTTTATATTCTCCATTTAATTCACATCTTAATTTTAATTTTTTACCAGCATCCTTTATAGCTTGAACTGCTAGTCTACCAAACTCTTCTGCTCTTCCTTCTTCAACTTCATATTGAAATTCATCATGTACATTTACTATAGGATAAGCTTTGATTCGTTTATTCTTAACATATTCATCTAATAATATCAATGCAACTTTCATAACACAAGCACCAGCACCTTGTAATAAACTATTTAGGGCTGCGTGTGGGTGTCTGATGATGATTCTTCTTCCATCAAGTCCTTTAAGCCATCTTCTGTTAGACTTAGCAACTGCATCCACTTTTTCTCGTAAGCTTCTAAGACTTGGTGTTGCTCTAAGAAACTTTTCTTTAACTCGGTTGCCATCTGCTTCCGAACCTCCAATGATGCTTCCAATTTTTTTTGACCCTGCTCCATAGATGAAGGCATAGATAAAAGTTTTGCTTTCATCCCTTGACCGAAGACCAGCAGCCACTTGATTTGCTGTGTGTATATCTCCATTAATGATTTCATTTGTGTATTCCTTATCGTTCATGTAGTGTGCTAACATTCTTAACTCAAGTCCAGATGCATCCACACCTACTAATTTATTTCCTTTATCAACTACCCATAATCCTCTACATTCTTTTCCATATGGTGAGTACACAGCAGGAACTTGTGCCATGTTGGGTGCTTGATGACTCATCCTCCCTGTAATTGTACCATTGGTAATTACTTTGCCATGTACTCTACCATCTTCCTTAATTGCTTCTACCCATGAGGAGACTTGGGCAATTCTTTTTTGAAGCATAAGGTATTCGTTTATTAACTTAGCTTCAGGTATATTTGTTATCTCTGATAAAACTTTTTCATCTACAATTACATGACCCTTATCAGTTTTCTTTTTAGGTTTCCAACCAAGCTTCATTAGTCGTTCACCTATCTGTTGCCTTGAACCTAAGTTAAATTCTTTATACTTAACTTTAGTAAAAGGAACTCCCTTTACATATCCTCTTGCTTTGTTATTTGATTTAGGTACAAACACTTCTTCAATTTTTAATGGAGGAAATGTTGCCCTAACTTTATTTTGTAATTCATTCATGTCTTCTTGAAACTTAGCTTGTAATCCATAAGCATTAACAACATCAATCTTAAATCCTCTTTCATGTTGTCTTTGAATTATCTTAGCAACTTCATGTTCCAACTCAACTGAATAACCAAAATCTTTTATTCTTTTAATTAAAAAATTGTATAGTCTTTGTGTTAAGTCTACATCATTTCTACAATACTTTAACATATCTTCACTAAAGAAATCAAATTGTTCAAACTCAATCTTACTATGTCCAAGTTTAATTCCCCAATTCTTTAATGAATGTCCACCATCTATCATAGGATTTAATAATCTAGATAGAACAAGTGTGTCTGTTATCTTACAATTTTTAAATAAGTCATAACCAAAAAATCTATTCAGTACTGGTATATCAAATCCAATTATGTTATGACCTATAACTTCTTTAGTTTGTTTTATAAACTCTTCAAACCTATGTAAATTATTTTCTTTGAATTGATAAAAGGTATCTCCATCTTTACAAACTATACACCAGATTTTATCTGCAGTTAAAGTTGTTTCAATATCGAATACTACTTTATTAAAAGTCATCTGATTGTACCTCAACTAATCTACCAGTATCAACATTATACTGAAGATTACAACAAGGTCCAGTCATTCCTGAAAATCTATTCTTTAATACCCTAACCCTCGTTGTGTTTCTAATATCTGGGTTATCATTTTGTGCGTCTCTCTCTAGTCCAATTACCATATCACTAAGTTGTCCTATACTAGCTGACCCTCTTAATTGTGATAGTGATGTTGCTGCTCCCTCTTCATGTCCTTTACCATCTGGTCTTCTTAAATGAGACACAACCATCATAGCAACACCTGTCTCTTGTACTAGAGTTCTAAGTCTAGTCATGATTTCATCTAATGCTCTTCTCTCATCACCATGACTTTGGTCTGATACAATAATACTTACATGGTCTATAACAATATACTTACAGTCTAAACCTTTAGCTAAGAATCTAACCCTTGAAACTATATTATCAATTGAGTTAGAACCAAAATGGTCAAACATAAATACTCTACCAGTACCAACTGTCTTATCAAAATAAGTTTTTAATTCTTCTTTAGCTACATGAACATCAGGTAAATGTAATCTTTGATTTGCTTCAATACTCATTAAACCTTTTGAAGTTATTACTGGTGTTTCTTCTAACATTAACAAACCAATATTATCTTTAGTAGATTTAATCATGTGATGTACTATCTCTCTCATCACTTGTGTTTTACCTAGTCCACTACCAGCAGTAAATGTCACTAACTCTGATGGTCTTATACCATAAGTTATTTTATTAATTCCTTCAAATGGATATTGAACAAAAGATTTTATTGTTGGTTTAGCAATCTCATCAAATAAAATATTAGCATTTATAATTCCATCTGGTGCAAATACTTTTGCATCCCAAAAAGATTTTACATATGATTGTATTTTATTTTTAGTTAAACAATCTGAAGCATCTTTAAATTCTTTTGGTAAATGCATAATCTTACATTTCCCTGGGCTAAAGAGTTCAGCTACCTTTAATGCTCCATCAATTCCTTGTTCATCATTATCAAAATTAATTACAACATTATCAAAATTATTTTCTAACCAATCTAAACTATTCTTTATATCTTTAACTGCAGAAGTAATTCCATTCTTAATACTAACAACTGGTGTCTCATACTTATCTGTCTTAAACATTTGATAAGCTGATAGACAATCTAATTCTCCTTCAGTTATAATTATATATTTATTTTTATTAAATAAATGTTCACCAAATAAACCAGAATGTTTTGTATTACCTTGAATACTAAACTCTTTTAATTTAGTAAACCTAGTTTTAGTTCCTATCTTTGAACCTTGCTTATCATGATAAGGATAATAATGATTAGTTATATTACCCATACTATCAATCTTAACAGATACACTATACTTTTTACAAGTATCTATCTTGATATTTCTATCAACAATTTCTGCAAAGTCTGATTGATTTGTTATTGGTTTTAATTCTTGTTGTTTACTTACAACAGTTGGTTGTTGGTCTGTATCATAGTCTCTCATATATTCTTGACATGAGAAACAGTAAGCAGAATTGTCAGCATTAACTGATACTGCATCACTACTATTACATAATGGACATGGTAAATGATACTTTACAAATCCATTTTTATTTTCTTCATTCATTTGCACCCTCATAAATTCCTTTTTAAAAATTTAAATTATCATGGTACCATCCTATTAAAATAGAAACAGTAATCATAACAATAAATAATATTAATAAATACTTAAACTCTTTCATAATAAAAAAGGACTGCCGACCAACTACAAGCCGACAGTCCTAGGAGTAGAAAAATGACAGCCATAACTTTTATGACTGCGTGACTATACTAAAATTCTTTAATGTTGTCAACACTTCCATTAGAAGTATTTCCAGATTCAACATCAAAGTCTTCTCTTGGTGTGTACTCTATTAAGTCTAGTACTTGGACAGCTTGTAGGTCTAACCCTATTCCCTTCTTACCTTTGAAGTTCCACTCATAAGGTTTATACATTACCTTAACTCTACTTCCATTACCGACTATTTTATCTAATGGTTTCTTATCTGCATCCACTAATTGTGGTTGAGTATTCTTATCTCCATTAGCTTTACTTACTTTTCTTTTAAATCTAATTATATTAGATATTGTTTTTTCATCAACAGTTGTTTCGGCTACTGATATTCCTTGACCTTTAAAATCCTCTGCGTCTTTAGAATCAACTGCTAAATCAATTCTCCACATAGGTTCAAACTTTTCGTTTGGTCGTGTCAGAGAAGCCCAGTATGCTGTGCCTTCAATTATCGCCATATGTTTTTTCCTTTATTGTTATTGTTAAATTTAAATTTATCATTTTTCATAGACATCTTTTAACATATCAGACCCCTCCTTGTCAACACTTGTACTATCTTTTTTTTCCTCAGAATTGCTAGTGTTTTCAAGGATTTCTGTTATCTTTTCATCTATTACTCTTTTGATTTTTTGTTTCTTCTTTAGTTTAGATTCTAGTTCAGCAATTTTCTTACCCATAATTTGAGTATCACCATTACAGTTTTCAATTTGAATAAGTAATTGTTTTATCTTAGAATCTTTTTCCGAAGCCAGTTTTATTGCGTCATTTTTTTCTTGTGTTAATGATGCAATAGTATTCTTATATTCTCTTATTAAATCTTTCTCACTCATTTAAAAATTTTTTCACCCCATCTTTTACTTTAATTCTATTCACTCCTCTAATTGCATTTCCTGATTTAGTTATTCGTATCCAGTTAACATATTCATTATCATCTAAAAAAGTAGGAAAATGTTTTGCTGTCCATGCATAAATTTTATTTAACCATCCTTTATGATTGTTAATAGTATCTATATGCCATACATTCTTACCACTATCCCAATCAAATCTTTCTAATCTTCCTGTCTTTTTAAATCTTTCTTGTGCTTCATCACTTAGAAATGCCCAGTTAGTTATAGCATAAGCAACACCAGTAGTCTCATATCTAAATACATGATACTGATTTAAAGCTATACATGGAATTAAATATTCAGCCAACTCTTTTGTTGTCATATGTTTCCATATCTCTTGCTCTTTATATAATCTTATTGCGTCTTTTATATCTTCATTCTTATTCATTAATCTAAACCTGTTAATATTTTCTTAACAATACTTAATGGAAAGTTTTTAGTTTTATTATTATTAGTTGAACAACTACTTAATAGTAAAGCTGTAATAGTTAACAACATAAAAAATAATATTATATTTCTTGGCATTAAAATAATCCTGTCTTTAATTGGGAAGCATAAACATATTGAGACTTGTCTTCTAGTTCATCATAACAAGTACCACATATCTTTTTATTTCTATCATGGATATATCTTTTCATATTACCACCATTTTCTAGTGCATCACACTTATGGCATATGTCTTTAAAGTTTATACCACCATCCATCATTCCCATAATTATATTTTATAACATCC